ACATTTGCGAATTGGTGTTCATACCCAGTGACGCCATGATTAATGCCAAACGGCGTGTTGCGAGTACTTTTGGTTTTTCAACCAAAAGTTGGCGTAATCGGGTATACCGCGGAACCAGACTGTCCTGGTTGTGGTGGATACTCGGTTACAGGACACGTAGTTGCTAGGAATGCGGGTACTCCGTGTTGCGGGGGGTGTCAAGGACTACAAAAATATTGACACCAAATCTCACCGTGACACGGGTATCCGCTTCCTGGCGGGTAAGGGAGGTTGCTGTTGTAAATGGTATGAGTGGCAATCTCCCTTTTGGGGTGTACAATTCTGACATAGATACATTGGCAACCGCTCTCAATGAGCGTGTGTTCCAATGCGAAGTTGACGGACGACTCGTTGGGTTTCCTGTTATTGAGAAACGGGCGTTTGACCTGACTGAGTTTTCCAGCCTCGTTGTTGCACACACAACACGTCGCACCATGATGACACCGACAGAATTCCTGTCGACGTACACTGGTCCGAAGTTACGGGTGTACCAACAAGCGATGGTGGATTATGAATCAGGCGGTGTCACGAGAAGACACGCCATGAGCATATCGTTCGTCAAAGTGGAGAAAACCAATGTTAAGAAGGCTCCGCGGGTGATACAGCCGCGGAACCCAGTCTATAATTATGCTCTTGGACGTTACATCAAGGCCATCGAAAAGCCCTTATATAGGGCTATAGCGAAGGTGTTTGGTGACGGACCGACTGTAATGAAAGGGCTGAATGCACTCCAAATTGGACGCATCTGTGCTGCCAAGTTCAACTCGTTCTCAAATCCAGTGGCTGTAGGGTTGGATGCTAAACGCTTTGATGCCCACGTTAGTGTGGAAGCACTACAATGGGAACACTCGGTGTATAATGCAATCCTACGGAAACCGGAATTGAAGCGTTTGTTGACTTGGCAATTGCATAATGTTGGTAGAGGTTACGCTGATAATGGTAAACTAAGGTACAGTGTTGATGGAAAACGCTTTAGTGGTGATATGAACACTGGACTCGGAAACAGCCTTATTATGTGTGGGCTCATCTGGACATATGCTAAACATAGGCGTGTATCAATAAAACTGATCAATAATGGTGATGACTGTGTCGTCTTTCTCGAGCAGCGAGACCTGACAACCTTTGTTGTTGGGTTGGATGCATGGTTCTATGCACGTGGTTTTCGTATGGCAATCGAAACACCAGTGTGTAGGCTCGAGGAAGTCGAATTCTGCCAGTGTAAACC